GTGGTGCTCACGTTATCCAGTTGGTTATGAATGAATTTTTCAACATCGTCGGTCGAAGCGGAGAGTGGACCGCGAATTGAAGCCATTACCGCCAGGCCGAATTTATCGGCGATCGTGCGGTAGGTGGCAAATGAATTTTGTCGATCGATGATCACCACGTCAAGCCGCATGATTTCCAGGATTTTGGCGTGGTTACCATCGGCAATGAGTTCAGCGTATTTCTCATCGGCGAGCTTACTATTGATCCATCGCACCTGGTCTATTCCAAGAAAGTTTTCCATGATCATCCTCATGCCGGCTGGCGTTTGTGATGCAGGCCGACGTTCTCGGCGTGCGATGTTTCGATCTTCATTATCTGGCTAATTTGCGCCTTCATTCTGCCGTACGAGTTCGCGCAAATAGCCCTTTATCTCCTGAAGATCGGAGCGCAAAAGGGCCGCATTGGCGTCGATTGCTTTGATTTTCTCATTCATTCCAGCGTTGATTTCCGACTGCGCGATATGATCTAAAACAACCTGATTTGTTTCAAGCCGAAATTGCACCCATAACCCCAGTGTAACCACGACTAACAGCCCCACCAGCCATCGCGCTACCGCTTTCCGCGCACCCGAACATGACTGATAATGCATCACGATATCCTCGTATGTGGCATACGGTCCTCTGTGTTGATCGACCATTTCAGCATCCTCAATGTGGATTGCCCGCCGGGGAAAGGAGAGAAACCCGGCGGGCTTTCGTCTCAGTTATCGCAGCAGGAGATACCCGATTGTCAGCGACGGGCTTGGCGTGGCAGACATCAAAAATGTCAGCGTGTTTGTCGTTGGGACCGCCCTGATAATGTAGGCTGTTCCAGCGGCGGGAGGCGTCAGGAAAATCTTTCCCGCGTCCGATGGCAGTAGCCCAGTGATCGTCGCCGCCGTGGTGCTGGTGGCAACCGTCACGGTGCCGATTTTTAGCAGCGTGTGTAGAGTCCCCGCACTGCCGACCGTCACACCAGTTTGGAAAATTACGCCGCCCGAACCCTGCATGATTGATGTAATGGTCGTATTGGTGGACGTGTCATTGTAATGCAGATTGCCGAGTGCGCCCCAATGGGGATAAACCTGTTGTGACGCCGCAAATACGATTCCAGCCATGAGCGCAAACATGCATGCGGTAAAGGCGAAAAATTTACGCATTTCGTTACATCTTTCATGTGACGGGAGGAATTTAAGTCCTCCCGTCACTCATTCCAATTTTCTAAGATTAAACCAGCGTGGCAGCGAGAACGAACACGCGCAGCTTGCCGGCCGCGCTCCCGCCCGCAACAACCTGGGTGACGGTCCCGGTCACACCCAGGCCGGCGGCTACGCTGATTACCGCGGCGCCCGTCGCGGCACCCAGCACGGGATTCGTGCCGGCAACCACATCGTTCAGGGAGTCGGCGCCGCCATCGGTCGGGGTGAGCGTGCAGATGGTGTTGGGCGAGGTGGCCGTGTCTTTGATCGTCACGATCCCCTGGTCCTGACTCCCGCCCGCGAACGCCTCGGTCACGAGGCCGTAGGCTCCCAGGATCACCAGCCCGCGCTTGTTCCACGCGGCCGGAATCAGGGTATGGACGGTCGTGTCGGTGGCGCAGACGAACTCGAACACCATCGACTGGAGAACGCCGGTCTGGTACGGCACGGCGTTCAGATCGACGGTAACGTCCAGTTCGGTCGCCACCTTGGCGGCCACCGCGATACCGAGATAGAAATCCTCGCTGGCGTTGATTGCCGCGGTAAACGGCACGGCCAGGTTAGCCGAGGCGTCCCACACGACCGGGGTGCCCTTGGCGAATGTGGTCGCGCTGGCGCTGGCGAACTTGAAAATACCTTCGGTGATCCAGGTTGCCATGTCGCCAATGGCGGCCGCCTGGAGTCCTTCTCGGACGGCGGCCCGGCCATCGAGCAACTGGCGGACCTCACCCGATGCGATCACATCGGTTGCGATCATCTGGATCTCGCCGTCATCATGCACAAATTTCGATTCCATTTTGTTACCTCGTAAATTTCAGAGATCAGACGATCTCGATCAGATGTTGGTTGTTTAATGCCGTTTCGATTTCAACCGGAGCGACACCCGCGGCCGGCTCAAATTCCAGATCATCGCGCATCGTGGCGAGAACGAATCCGCGCGGCCGAGTCCCGTTTCCCAGGGCGATCGGAAGGAGAAGGCGAAGGCTCCTCGGCTCTTCCTGAATAAGCGTGGACAAAGGAGTATTTTCAGCTTCGAGCGGCCCCAGGAATTTGCTACGCTTTGCCATTTTGATCCTCGATTCGAAGCCGGGCGCCGGATTCACTCGCGGTGCCCGGCAGCAATGGTGTTACGCGTTGCCGATGAACATGCCCCGGTAATCCATGGCGGCGGCGCCGATATCCATGTTGATGTCCCAGCCCACGCCCCATTTCCCCTCGCTGAGGGTAAACGAGCGCACCTGCGGCCGGCGGCCGGTGCCTTGGCGATACCCGACCTTGATCGTGCGGCCGGCGGCCGGGCTGGCCGCGAGATACCACTTCGTCGCGGTTCCCGTGTAGGCAGTTCCGGTCACGGGGTCAATGACGCCGTTGGAGAGCCGCGGCTCGGAACGAATGGCCAACGCCTCGCCGTAAAGCGTGTTCATGTTGCCGCGCTCGGTCACGCTCGCGGCCGTCCCGGCGATGATGAGTTGCGTGCTCTGGAGCAGCTCGCGGGCCGTCCATTCCAGATCGCTCGAAAGGATCAGGTAGGCCGGGGTGAGGTTGATATTGATGCTGTTCCAGGTCTGTTTGCGCATCGCCGTAATCCCCGCCTTGAGCGAGGCCGCGCTCAGAGCGGCGCTGGTTAGATTTACGTGTGTCGATGCATCGAACAGCGCGGTGGAGTCGGCAACCAGCGTCGGGTTGGCGATGAGCAAACTGTAAACCATGTCCGGCTTGATGCGCCGGGCCGCGCGGCCCAGCTCCAACGGGAACTCATTGAGCGCGCCCAGCCGGTCGTTAATCAAATCCATTTCGTCAAGCACGGCCTGTTTCGCGAAGCGGTAAATCTTCCAGGTTTCGCGCACGTCGCTGATGCTCGCCTGCTTCGCGATACCGCCGGGGCCGATACGCTCCAGCCCGCCGCTGACCTTCACGTCCAACTCTTCCTGGGTCTGGAAGTCGCGGACATCGACTTCGCGCACCCAATCGGAGGTGTCGGGCGCTTCCTCGTAGCCCTGCCGCATGGCGGCGTTGACTGATGTGGTGAAGATGTAGCTGAGCGCGCCGGAGGCCAAGCCCGCGCGGATGTATTCATCCCGCTCGATGGGCTCGACACCGGTCATCGGATCGCGGGCGCCCGACATGCGGACAGCCTCGCGGCAGATGTCCACAAGGGAGAAACAAGCCATGCGGCGGCCGCGGTCCATCGCCTGCTCCACGCGCCGGCAATCATCCGGCTTGTCCTTGAGCTGGCGCAACGCCACATCGCCCAATCCGCACCGGGAGAGCAGGGCGCCGGCCAGAGCGTCGCGCGTGAGTTCGGGTTGCGTGTGCACCGCCGGGGCGCCGGACGAAACCGGCTTGGGGGCGAGGCCGCGATAGTGGGCCAGGAATTCGGAGTTGGCGCGGGCCACGTCCCATCCTTCGGCCACCGCACGCTCGATGAGCGCGACGGGGATATCCGGGGTGGCGACCGCTCGCACGGCGATCACACGCTCGCGCTCCATGCGCTGGCCTTCGGCGAGGATGCCCGACCGGGCATCCTCGACCGGGGCCGGAACCACGGGCGGAATCGGTTGAGGCGCCGGAGGCGTGGGGGCCGGCGCCGGGGCAATCGAGCGGCAATGCGTCTGCTCTTCGGCGTTGCGGGCGTCAAAAAACGCCTGGGCCTCCGCATCGGTGGCGTCGGCACGCAGGCCGAGCGTAACCAGGTAGGCCCGCTGTTGGGGATTCATATTTGAATCCTCCTTCATATTGGGTTGGGGGGCCTGGAGGCCCGTGTTAAGAGAACGAATTTTCGCGGCTTGATCCGCTCCGATAGGCGTCACCGATATCTCGCGCAGTTTCCAGCGCGTGGTGACACGCAGGCCGGCGGGGCCGGCGGTGTAGGTGCGTCCGCCGACAACCGCGTCCTTGCCCGGCTCAATGTCGGTAAACTCGATGGGATTGTATCCGGCGGAAACGTCGCGCAGGTGGCGCCCCTTGACCTTCTTGTAGATGGCATCGGACGCGGGATCATAGGCGAATACCAGCCGGCCGACGATCTCACTTCCGCGCTTCACGATGTTGCGCCCGCTGCCGATTGCGGAATCGCACGAAAACCGGTTGTGGCAGTCGAGCATGGGGATTTGATCCGAAAACTCGGCGCCGTCCGCCACCAGAATTTCCATGATCGAACGCCCGGCCATCCAATCGAAAACGGGCACGGGATTTTCGCTCGAAAACACCGCCTCGACGCTGCGCTCGGCGTCGTTAAGCGACCCCACCGTCACGGCCGCCGCGCGCGTGGTGAGATCGAAAGCTTGGGTTCCGTCACGATAAAAATCATGCCGATTTTGCATTGGGATTATCACCTCCAGATTGATCTGCGGCGGCGATACTGGCGACCGTGGCGGTGGCGGCCACAAGCACCGGAGGCAGCCCTGCGGCGGCCAGCTTTTCGTTGTCCGCCTTGCGCATTTCGATGACCTTCTCCGGGTCTAACCCCTTGCGGGCGCACGCCACCGAAAAAGGAAGCGTCCCATTTTCCAACTCCACCCGTTCACCCATGGCCTCCTTGAGTGGATCGACGTGCGGTAGTTGGTTCCAGGTCCAGGAAAGGCGCGCGTCGGCCGGCCGGGCGCCAAGCCCCACCGATAACCGGGCCTCCTGTTCAACACGCCAAACCAATTTGTTCAAAATCACCCGCTCCAGCCAACCTTCCTTGTCCTCCAGCTCCGAACCGTAGACCTGCATGTCGATCCGTCCGCCGCTGTAGGAGTGGTTGGCGCTGTTGAGATCCAAAATCATGAGCGGCATTGACACCACGCGCCCGATATCGCGGTGTCGTTCGGCACGATAGGCGGGGTATTCGGTCATCGGCTGTTGCGGCGTCATCTGTTGCAGCGACCACCCCGGAGGAATGGCCTGGATCGCATCTTCCTTGATGTCCATGGCGGCCCCGCCGGGAATTTCCTCA